AATAATAAATTATTTGATGCAGTGGTGCCCGCTGTAATAGATGTAATATAGGATGATAAACCTATTGGTTGTCCATTTTGATCATAAACTAGTTGACCTGATCCATTAGCCCAAATCTTTTTTAATTGAGAATCTAAATTAATTGTTAATGCAATAGTATTAATACCAAGAAAAGCAGCGTCCGCACTGTTCAACCTAGAAACGAAAGGAGATAAAGCAATCCCTAATGGTTCTACAAGGTTATTAACTGTTGATATCTCAATTTCCCAATAATCATTTAAACTAGTAGAAATTAATGAATTATCAACACCACCCCCCGCGATATGATGGATAACATTTTGAACAATTGGAACGGAAGCGTTAGGAATTCTAGAATTATCATAGTTTGCTTCATTGTAATTACCAAAAGGAGAACTATTTGTTAAAGCCCCGTTAGATAGAACCCCCCAATTTTGATTTATACAATTAGGAGAGGTGGTGTTCATCTTGTCAACTGGTCCAAAATCTTCAAGAAGTTTAAGGAATGGTAGTGTATTTTGTACATCTATGGATACGTTAGCATTATTAATAAGGGCTGAGGCTTGAAGAAATGTCGATGTTATCGGATACGAATTGAAAGCATCTAAAACACCATAAGAGAATGCTGGTTGCCCAACGGGTACGCCTTCACAATTTATTGTGATGTTAACCTTCGCAGAAATCATGACTCTTGGATTAATTGCCACACTTTCAGACGGAATCGGAAGATTAATGGATAAAGCTGAATTAGATGTACTATTAAAAATAAATTGTTGATATGAATTTTGTGCGGGTCCTGAATCAACTGGTACGCTTATCTTATCTGAAATATTATTAATTAAAGACGGTATATTATTTATATATTCAAAATCTCTTGACATAGTATTATAATATATAAATATATTTTATTTTCTTAATATTTTATTATTTTTATATATTTTTATTATTTATTAATTTTTATAATTTTTATAATATTTATAATTTTTATAATTTATTTTCTTTGATACATACTTTTTTTAAAAAACCCTATTTTAGTGAAAGATGACGATGATGATGATAAAAATATTGGTCTTAATCTTCCTAAGAAATCTCTGATGTAATACTTAAGATCAAAATTAAAAAGAGGTTGAGATGAATTTAATTCAATCAGTTGAAATTGTGCGAGAGGCTCATAGGTTATTTTTTCATTATAATAAGTAGATGGAAGCATATACTCTAAAATAATATTTTCATTTAATGCGTTATTTTCTGGGGTTAATGTAAGATTATTATAATATAATAAAGGACTAAATATTGTACTTTGATAAAGTGGAAGTGATTGCGATGTAATAACAATAGAAACATTTTGACTCCATAATTTTAATGAGGCACCTTCTTGTCTCATATATAGTTGTACAGGGTTTAAATTTGTATCAGGATATGCTGAAGTATTATTAAATAAAAATTTATAATATGTATTACCATTTAATAAAACTTTACTATTTACAAAATAACTATATAAATTAGTTAAAGGTCCGTTAAAATATACATAGATAGGATTATTATTTGTTTCTTGATTAAAATATTGATCTTCAACATAAAAATCAAATAACCCCGTATCGCTTACAAAAATCATTCTCATTGTCATTGTTGGCGGTAGTGTTGGTTCCATTCCTAATAATTGATTATAACATGCTACTAATGCTGTATTTAATATCTCATTAAAATATGAATACGCATAAAGAGTATAATACGATGTACTTGTATCTTGGATTTTATCAGGTCTTAGAGAAGGTGGAAGCGGAACAGGTGTAGTTGTGTTCTGTGGTTGCCACATTAGACTTTGATATGCTATACTATCATTGTATTTTAATGCTACCTCATAAATACCTAAATTTACATCAGGCTGATTTGGTACTATCTCATATGTCATTATTCCAAGGTTGGGGGCATCAATACTAAATTGAACACATGAAGCATAATAGTCTTTAGGATTATATAAATATGGTAATGTACGAGATGCATTATAAGACATGGGCGGGGCTACTACTGTATTATTTGAAATATTATTAACTAAAACATCTATATAAAAAACATCTGGGGATTCATTAGTATTTGACATTATATATATTAATAATATATATATTTTATTTATAATATAATTATTTTATAAATTTTGTTGAATAATAAATATTTAAATTTAGATAATTACAAATAATTATTTAAACTTAGATTTTAAAAAGATATTTACAAAGAAATATATAAAAATAGATATTATAATGATATCTACATCTAGATATATTACAGTAAATAAAATAAATTAGATGTCTTATAGTAAATATTTTAAAATATTTACTAGTATATATGTAAATTAGATATAAATTAGATATATTACATCATAATATCTACATTAGATATATTACCGCCCACCCATCTAGTGAAATAATCTATATAATATCTTTAATTTGATAATTACATGATGTAATTTTCAGATTAATTCCTTTAAGTAGTAAAAAAATAAAGATTTACATTTATTACCTTAATTGTTTTTGTAATAAGTCTACATATAAATCAACATCATCTATAATTTCAAAATCTTCATCTTTGTCCTCTTCTCTTTTACATTGTGGACATTTTAATATATAATTATTATGATACGCTATATTAATAGAACAACGTAGACAACTTTTAAATGTACAGTCTGTACACTGACGAAATGCGGTAGGTGATGCTTTTATATCTTCATAACAAATACCACATGTGAACTCATTAGAAATAGATGATGTAATATATCGTTTTATTTGTTTCCAATTCATTGCATTAATTAATTTTATCACTAATGTTCTATTTATTAAACATTCAAATATTTTATCTTCTTCATTATATCTAAACATTATATCTAATGTTGGGAATTCTTTCTGTATTAGATCAATCCATATATTATAACGTTTAATATCATTTTCATTACTCATATAATAGATATATAAATAAATCTTTATATATATTTAGTTAATTAAAATATAATATTATAATAATGATAATAATTAATTTTTATGATTTATTAGAATTGCTTAGTTTACAATTAGAATATATATTAAATGATAATAATATAGATTGGTTTTTTAAATTTTTTATTGTATTATTTAATAATAGAAAATGTCAGAGAATAGCAGTGAAGGATCATGGAATAATAACGTAGAGGAAATTTTAGAAAATATTAGAAAGAATTGCATTTTATTAGAAGAGTACCACAAGAAATATTATTTTAACATCAAAAAAATTATAATATGGTTTAAACTACCTATAATAGTGATGTCGTCGCTTAATGCAATTTCAGCGGTGGCTTTTACTAATTATGTAGAACAAAATTATATATCTTTATTAAATTGTTCAGTTAGTTTTATTATTGGTACATTAACATCAATAAGTTTATATTTACGTATTGAAGACAGGCTTGAGGCGAGTTTATCATCTAGTAAAGAGTACCATAAATTAAGCTTAGAAATTTATAAGATGTTAAGCCTCAAGAAAAGTGATAGAAGTATAGATAGCGACCAATTTTTAAATGATATATATAATAATTATGTAAAGTTGTATGAACGTTCAAATTTATTAAATACAGAATTAGATGACAATTTAAAAAAAGATATACAACAAATAGGGATTAGTATAAAAGAGTAAAAAAATTAATATCTAATTTATAATATATATGAATAGAATAAAAAAATATAATTATGAAGATATAAGAAAAGAATTACCTAAATATGTTGTTTATATAGTTGATAAAAATAATGAATTTCATTCAATTCTTAGAACAGGAAATATTAAAAAAAAAGATTTAATTTCTTTTTTAGAAACTAATTATAGATATAAACCATATGAATTTTTTGTTGTTTATAAATTTAGTTTTCATACTGGAACGAAACCACTGCAAGGTGGTCCGCTTTCAATTATTATATCATCTTTAGTTTTTGATGATAATAATAAATTAGTAAGCGGTTATACAAAAGATAAAAAATATAAAGATGTTCATGGTAGGGTCTGGTTTCAAAGAAAATTTTTAGAAATATATGGATGGCATAATGATTATTTAGACTGTATGACTAAAGATTTATTAGATGGTAAAGTGCATTTATTACCTTTAGTAGTTAATATGTTTAATGTTGATTTTCCTAATTGTAAAATAAAAGAAAAGCCAAAAACATACACTATAAAACATGAAGATATGGAAATAGTAAAAATGATTAAACAATTAAAAGAAAAAGAATTAAGCGAACATATAGATACAAAAGAATTAAAAGACAAATTAAAAGAATTAGAAAATATTAAAACATCTAATGAATTAGATAATATTAAAACATCTAATAAATATAATTATGAAGATATAAGAAAAGAATTACCTAGATATGTAGTTTATATAGTTGATAAAAATGATAAATTCCATGAAGTATTAAGAACAAAAGATAAAAGTAAAAAAGAAATAATTACTATACTAGAAAATAAATATAAAAATAAACTATATGAATTTTTTGTTGTTTATAAATTTGGTTTTCATACTGGAACGAAACCATTACAAGGCGGTCCGCTTTCAATTACTATATCAACTTTAATTTTTGATGATAATAATAAATTAGTTAGCGGTTATACAAGAAATAAAAGATATAAACCTTTTCATCGTAAAGTTTGGTTTCAAAGGAAATTTTTAGAAGAATTTGGCTGGCATGATGATTATTTAGACTGTATGACTAAAGATTTATTATCTGGTAAGGCGAATTTATTACCTTTAGTAGTTAATATGTTTAATGTTAATTTTCCTAATTGTAAAATAAAAAGTAAATTAGATAATGAATTAGATAATGAATTAGATATTGATGATATATTAAAAAAATATGATAAATATTATTATTATATTGCTAATACTAATAAAACAATATTATTAAGTTCAGATGATGATTTAAAACAAGCACAAAAAGAAGCACTACTAAAATTAGAACCTAATATTGATAATTTAATAAATAAAAATATTATATTAGTTTCTATTAACAATACTAATTATGAATATAATAAAAATGAAAAATTTAATTTAATAGGTGGACCGATACAAATACAATTAAAATATCAAATAATAAAATCTAAATCTAAAATTATTAATGGTGATGAATCAAGTGAAAATATTTATTTAACTAATCAATATATTAAAAAAAATAAAACTAATTTATTAGTAGATTTAAAAAAATATGTTGAAGATTTTAAAAATAATAAATTAAATTCACAAAAAGGTATTTTTAATATAAGTAAAGTAAAAAGTAAAATAACTAATAAAGCAAATAAAAAAGATAAAACAAATGATATAAATGATGTAATTAATTTAATAAAAGATATAAAACTAACTAAAATAAATGATAAAATAGATACACAAGATGTTAATAAATTAATTAAACAATTAGAAGAAAAAAAAAAGATAACTAATAAAAAATCAGAAAACAAAAAGGAAGATTTAATATTTTCTGATTGGTTGAAGAATAATGAACATTTATTTAGTAATAGATTTTAAAAAAAAATATTTAAGATTTTTTATTTTCTTGTATTTATTATATATACAATGGAAAAAACGAAACTTTTACAAATGAAAGAATATAATGATAAAATAAAAGATTTATTAGAAGATCTTTTATTAATTAAAAAAAATAAAAGAATAAAACCAATAAATACAACTTATGAATCTAGTGTAGGTGATAATTTAATGAACCAATATAATAAAGAAGGTTATAAAGAAGAAGCCCCAAAAATATCAACTTATAAAATTCAAGAGAAAATAAAAGAAGCAGAAAAGAGTGGAAATTGGGGATTAGTCGCCTCATTAGTTGGTTTATTAATTAACACTAAAGCACCACCTAAAAAATCAGGTAAAGAAATAAAACAACCATTACAAGTAGAATATACATCAACAGCGGGAGAACATACGGACAAATATAATAAAGATGTTTTTAATGATGCAACTATTGAGAATTTAACTATTAATGAAGTTTTAGAAGAGCCACCAATGAAACCAAATACCGCAGAATTACAAGCAACTAAAAGAAAAATTAGAAATAAAAATTTAAAACCTATAAATCAAATTTATGATAGTGTTATACCAAAAAAAGAGAAATCAATGGTTGAATATCATGAAGTATTAGAAGGACCAAAAAAATCTAAAGTAATTCAATCAGTAGAACCGCTAAAAACATCAAAGAAACAAGAAAACAATGATGATTTTAATAAAATTAAAGATTTTATTAATAACGCATTAACTGATAATGAATTAACTAATGACCAATTAATTAAAGCAACTAAAAAAATAATAAAATTACAAAAAGAAGACTCAATATCATTTAATGATTTCTTATCATATTTATCTAAATATTGTAAATATACTGATCAAGATATAGAAAATTTTTATAATGAATTTAGAAGTACAAAAGAAAGGAAAGAATTAAATAATAAATAAAAATTAAATATTACTAAATTTATTAAAGATA